CCTTGTTAGCATCTGAACTTGGTACTACCTACGGCGGTAGTAATTTTGAAGGAGAATTTCCAGACTATTTGGGACAATTCCGTGTTCCAAACATGACGCTGAAAATGCCCATGGATTTGGAACCAGAATACCTGTTTGAAACAAAATATCAGTATGGGCAAATTGATGCGTATGATAAATTAGTTGATAATACTTTTGATGGTGATCCATTAATTGGTGATTTTGGATTAACATATCCAATTCAGACTACTATTTCTGCCAATACTGACATTGACTTCACAGTTGATCCTTCTCTTGTTATGGTTGGCAAGATGACCAATATTTCTATTGGTGCTCCTGATTTTTCGACAACTGTATATACTATTAATAGAAAGTTGAGTATTAACCATACTCCATCACACTCGCACCCAGGAACATATTCAAAAGCAACAGCACAGTTCACTGGTCCTATGCTTTTTGAACCATCTAATATTACCACTGGTGGTCCAGTTGCTGGTAGTTGTGGTAACTTTGGATATTCTGAGTGCCAATTGACTAATCCTGACACAGCACCATCTTGGCAGCAAGGTAGAGCACTTGCGACATATTATGGTGATGAAACTCACGAATTTACTCTACCAACAACTGATAGATTTTACAATTTTGAAGGTGGATCGTATTGGAACAATGTTCCAGCAGATAGTTGGCCACCACAAGGTAGACATCCATCTGGTATTCAGTCTGCTACTGATCTTACATATCAGTTTAACGGTAGTGCATTTACTGATACATTTGATGTCACTAATGTAAATAAAAATCACCAACAACCAGCATGGAGTGGTATTTTCCCGAAACCAGTTGAAGTTGCAAATAGAAGAAATTACTTTGGTCCTGTTACTGGATATGATCCAGAAACATCACCAGCATTTACTGTAAGTGGTGTTACTATTGAAGCAAATGCTACATCAGTTGATCTACCTGCTGGCGCAAATATTGGTGCGGCATATGAGTTGGATAGTGTAGTTCCTTTTATGTGGGTTTATGTTCCCGCAACATCTGCTGCATCTATCGCTCCTGGTACACAAATTCTTGCTATTAGTAGAACAGGAACAAACGATGCTGATTATGTTTACACTTTGGAACTTTCTCAACCATGTGTTAATCCATCACAGTTGACGGGTCAAACATTATCGTTTAAACATGGCACCTTCCCAACTACATTGAATAATCAAACTTCACAACTTGATCCAAATAATACAAGTTTCCTTGGTCACAATCATGGAAGTTTTGATCTACAAATGGGTCAGGGTTCTTTGTCTGGACCTGCTACACATCCAGTAAATAATATTAGTTTGGGTGATGTTGCTCCAGAAAGTATTGATGACGCACTAAATATTATTGCTGACGTAGCAATGCCAGCACTATTAGTTACGTTTATCATTAAGGCATACTGATGGCAAGACTATACACAAAAGAAAAGGCAAAGTATGGTTCTGGATCAGGAACGATTATTTGTTGGCCAACACAACTAAACAGTACAGATCCTTCAAACGAAGCAAATGTAAAAGTATTGCCAGCTGGATATTTAAAGTGTGACGGCTCTATTTACAAAGCAGAAGATTATCCTGCTCTTGCTGAAATTCTAGGGACAGGATTGAATACAAAATTTATTCGTTATGATATTGATAATGAACCTATAGATAGTCCTGGTGATGATGAATTTATGGTTCCTGATCTTGGATCAAAGTTCATGAAACCAACTACTGGTGCATCTGCTGGTACATATATTAATATTCTAACAGAAACTGTTGCTGGAGTTGAAAAAAGACGCTCTGGCATGGGAATTGAAGCATCATCGACGGCAGGTACAACGGCAGGAAATACTGTTACTATTCCAGTTACTTACACTGGAAACTTTATTGTTCCCTCACAAGAAATTGCACTTAAAGGGAAACCATCCTGGTCTAAGGGAACAAATAATAGTGGTTATACAGATGAAGAGGCAGTTGATAGTTTAGCACTGCACTCTCATATGCACTTCTCAACTACAAACAGATTGAGAATTAAAACTACTAATGAAAACACAACGGTACAATCGCAAGGTGTTGGATCTAGATTTGTAGCATCAACAATTCCCATTGATGATTGGATGGATAACACCCAATATAATGGAAGTGCTGGACCTGGAACAAACCAACCAGGATGCTGGGTTATTGCTTCTGGTGTTCAATCAGGTTCTTTCATTCCGAATGTTCAAACAACTGGTCCTGGATTTGAGGTTGTTTACTATAACATGTGTTTTGATGCTGCTGGATCAACTGGATTAAATGCATTTAGATATCAATGTTTGCTAAGCAGTAACACAACTATTAATACTGGTCAAGTTACTTTTGGAAACGAACCATCGTTCAACAGTTATATTATTGGTTGTATCAATGTTGGTAGTGGTTCTTTTGGATCTGGTCAGAGTGTCCCTGCTACTTATGTTAATGGGGGTCAAGGTGTTCCCAATGATTTCAACGGAGCAAGTTTGTATGATGTAGTTCCCGTCAATAGTAATACAGCATCAAAAACATCACAGGCATATCCTCAAGTCAATAATGTTTTTACTGAAATTAATGAACTCGTTCAGGATGATGGTGACCCAACAATTCACTCCCATAAGATTACTCTTACACAAAACACTCATACATATAAGATAAAAACATCTCCATATCTACTATCTCCAGATAATTTAAGCACAACTTTGACATTAAAACTTGACCAAACAGCGTCTTTGGATCAGGTCACTGGTCCTTATATCATTATGGAATATCTAATTAAGTATTAATAGAAACATGGCAGTCGCTTTAAATCCCAACTATAGAAATAAAAGAGCAAACTTTTACACTGACAAAGGAACTGATAGTCAGGCAGTAGGTTCGATTGTTCAAGTTTTGAAGTCAACGACTAATTCGTTTGACCATAATTTTGTTCCAACAATTGTTGCTCAGAGTGGAACAACTTCATATGATGTGATTGCTGGCGATGCTGCTCCAGAAGATAATCCAGAATATCAATATGAAGGATATATCTACTGTGATGGCAGAGAATTCTACATTAAAGATTATCCAGCACTATTTGAGGTTATTGGAAATGAGTATGGTGGTGTTGCTAGTGATGGTATTGACATTGTTTCTGGTGGAGCAGGATATTCAGGAACAATTACTGTTACTATTTCTGCTCCTCCAAGTGGGGCAAATCAGGTTTTTCCTGGCATCACTCCAGTTCAAGCAACTGCAGATGCAACTTTAGTTGGTGGTGTTATTAGTGGTATAGAGGTATTAAATCCTGGAAAAGGATATGATCCAGAAAATCCACCTACAGTAACAATTACTGGATCTGGAGGTGGCAGTGGTGCTACAGTAACTATTAGAATTAATGGAGAAAACGGTCAGATACAAGCAATTACAAAAGATAATGTTTGGGATTATTGGCCAGAAGATATGGGTACTTTCCAGATCCCAGATCTGAAAGCAAAAAGAATTGTTGGCAATGGACCAGTTTATGGTGCCAACTCTGCCAATGTTGGCAACTCTGAACTTGGCGTCGGTATCAATACCATCGATGGTAAATGGTACATGGACAAAGATGCCCAGAAGGGATTATTTGCTCTTGGAAATATTTCAACAGTTGGATACACAGATGTTGTTGATACCGTTGAAGCATCTATTGTTGGTGGTCAAGTAGTTAGTGTTCAACTACAACCAAAGAAACTCGCTGGTGCTCCTCAGCACTCACACTTCTTGCTTCACTCGGAAGCACCACAGGATACAAACTATCCAATGTCTGTATCTGGTGAAAGATATTTGGTTTCATATAAAGCATCAACTGGTAAGATCAATAACTTCTTACCACCTGGAGGCATTGCATATAATCATACACACGTTCTATCTAAAGCACCAATCTTAGATGCTAGTGTCTCTACTTATGACATCTATAACTGGAGTGGTGGTGATCAAAATTCTGGATCTATTAAAGAACCTGATTATTACTATGCATCTGGCGGTGCTGGTGCTGGATCCTATCAACAAGTAACAAGTATTGGTACACCAGACATGAAGAAGTTTACTTCTTCTAGTAATATTGGTGGTAGAACAGTATCTACTGGTGGTGTTCCAATTTATGATACAACTGAATATGAATATACAACTGCTGGCGGACCATTTAACCTTAGTGTTCCTGCAGATATTTCTCAAGCTACCGTAACTTTGATTGGTGGTGGCGCATCTGGTGGATCATATACAACTGCTGGAAATAGTGGTGGTAGTTCTGTTTTTACGGCTGGTAGTGTTTTAACTGTTAGTGCCAATGGTGGAACTGGTGGCGGCGCTGCTACATCAACATCTGGTGGCAGTGGTGGAAATTATGGTGGATATAGCACTAGTGGTTCTGCTGCTGGTAACATTATTACATTAATCACTGGATCTTCTGATAGTGGTGATGGCGGTGATGGTGGTCCTGGTCCAATTTGGAACGCTGGATTAGATAATCCAAACCAAGATCCTGGACAAGGTGGTTCGGCAGGAACTACACCAACTGGTGTCAATGGTAGTGCTGGTAGAAGTAGACAAATTGCCGATAGTGGATCTGTATCTTCAACATACACCTATGCTCAAAGTCCAACTCACAGTTATACTATTGGTGCATCTAATTCAAACTATAATATTACTGGAGTTAGCATTGAGTTAGCAGGTGGAGGCGGTAGAAACTGTGGTAACTTTGGTGGTAATGGTTGTGGTGCTGCTGGTACTGGTGGTGCTGGCAAATGGATGAGAATTAATTTAAATCCACAATATGCAACTGCTGGAACTGTATTGAGTTTTGAACCAGGACAGTTTGGTGTTACATATAATGGTCAGGCAAATGCTGCTCACTCTGGTAAAGGTGGAAGAGCAGGTGATGGTTATCAGTCCAATGATGGTGGTGGTGGTGGAGCTGCTACTCTTGTAAAATTCCAATCTGGTAATGTTATTATTGCTGGCGCTGGAGGCGGCGGTGGTGGTGGTGGATTTGGTGAAGGTTCATGTGGACAAAATGGTAATAATGCAGGATCTCCTGG